AGGGTCGCAAGGTTGGACGCCCAGCGTACAGCCTGCTCGCCCTCAATGTGCCCGTTCAGGATCTCGCCCATGACACGATCAAAGGCGTCCAGCTCCTCCTGCGTGGCCCGTTCTGCCAAGTCTCCCGACTCGGAGATCGCCCTCCTCAAGTGCCGAGCGCCCGTGGCGCCGTGAATCCCGAACTCCGTCAGGGCCACCGTGCCACTTGTGCGCCCGACGTACCGACGCATCAGGTTCAGGCTGCCAGTCTCGTAGTAGTCGATCACCCGGGCACCGCTAGGAAGCTCAGCCAGGAGATCAACGTCTAGACGATGCTTGGTGTGACCTTGTCCACCCTTGGCGAGGATGGCCTCAGCGCGCTTGATCTCCACGAGGCCCGCCGGGTCATTGGCCCGAAACTCCTTCATGATCTCCAGGGTGTCCCGGATGACGGCTGCCGAGTTGTCCCCGCCCGCAGTATCGACGCCTTTGGTGTTCTGCACCCGCTCTCTTGCCCGGGTCGTGTAGTACCGAGCGAACTCCCGGCTGAAGTCCGTAGACCACCCGATAGCTGTAGCCCAGTGCTTCGCAAGGTGCGCCTCAAGCTCCTGAATCTGCTCCAGACTGGCCGTAGCCAGTCGGCGCCCATCCAGGGCCTGAGGAATGTAGCCCACGGAGTGCGGCGGTAGGCGCTGCGCACCCAGCACACCCGCCTTCTTCTGGGCGTCCAGGGCACGGGTGAACACCTGCTCCAGGGCGTCCGCCGCGGCCCGCACGGAGGGGTCCTGAGACACCGCCTGTTGCTCGTCGCGCCGAGCTAGGATCTCCTCGTAGACGATGCGGTCGAACTCCCGCTCCCCGTCCCCCGTTACAGCCTCAGAGACAACGCCCCGGTTGTTGGTGCGCAGCCAGTTGGAGAAGGCCGCCCGGTAGTCCTGAATGGCCCGCCCTGTGAGCTTGGACTCCAGCATTTTCTTACGGATGGCTACAGTGGCCCTACGCCCGGCTGCCCCTGTCGTGACTTCCGTGACCATACCAGCTACCATCTGCATGACAGGGTTCTTGCTGCGGGCTAGGATGATCCCGTCGCTGCGGCTTGCGATCTTGTCCGTCAGTACCCGCACCTTGTCCTGGTCGATGGGGTTCTCCCGGACCCACTCCCTCGCGTGCTCCAGCATGCGGGCCGCGAACTTCCTGGCAGGGTTCACCGTCAGGATAGGGTTGATGGTGGCCTGTGCATCGAGCGGGCCTGCGGTAGGTCCGAACTTGTCACCACGCCACCCGAGGACGTTCCCTTCGGTATCCTTGAGGCCCCCAATGCGGCGGTCCATGAGAACCTCGAAGGCAAACATCACCTCGTCCATGGCGTTCGAGGACCTCTTGGCCTTCAGCTTGACCCGGAGTACCCTCAGGATCGTGTCGAAGACTTCCCGTAGGGCGTTGCTGTACTTGCCCCCGAACGTTGGGCTGGCAGGCATCCTGAACAGCATCCGCTGGGTTGCGGCATCCGTCAAGGCCATAGTGAACAGCTCGTCCAGATTCCATGCGGCGTAGTTCGGCCCGTGGGTAACGACCGTCTTGCCGTCCCAGGTAGGGCTGTCCGGATACTGCCCCTTGACCTCCACCCGCAGGCGCTTCAGGACGTCACCCATGCGGTCCATTGCGGACACTACCTCCGGGGCCAGGAGGGGGCGCAGCGCTGGTCGGCTGTACAGGAAGACTACCTGCTGAGTAACTGCATGGATGATCTCGTGGATAGTCGTGTCCATGGTCCAGTCTGTGGCGTCCTCTAGAAGGTCGTCTAGAGAAGCGTCCCTCATTTCCTCGACGGTACGGGCTGTGCCTTTGGGCCGCCTGTCGGTCATGCCAACACTGACGGCGCCCTCAGGCGCGGACCTACCACGCGGACCACTTTCGGGATCGACCGTATCGGCAAACCGCTTGAAGACTACCGGGACGGTATCGAGAACCGGGTCGTCCTTACCGCCGGGCAACCGCTTGCTCAGACGCTCAAGCAGAAACTTGGCGAGCTTCGCATGGGCCGGGTTGCGCGTCTGGCGAGTCAGTGCCAGGAGGACGTGCCTGATGGAAGTCTCCTTGACATTGTAGCCCTTCTCCGGAGTCTCTTCCCTCATATCCCGGAGCTTGGACTCTTGGGTATTGCCCGCCGTCCGGAGAACTACTGGGCCCCCGGACTTCGTAGCAGGGCGCTGCTTCGTCCAGTTGTTGCTGGCCGAGCCGAGGATAGCATGATCCGCCTCCGTCAGCAGCTCAACGAGGTAGTTCTCATGCAGCCCCGTCATGCCCCCGTCGTCGCGCTCAAACAGCTCCCTGACTCGCGTGCGGGTCTTGGTGTAGTCCCCTGCCTTGTGGGCCTCCCGCATTTCGACCACAGCTTCCCGAAGCTCTTGGACAAAGCTCTTGGGTGCTGATGGACCCTGCGGGGCTTCCTTGCCAGCGGCAACGGCGTCAGCCGCTTCCTTCTGGATGCGCGCTCGTTCCTGGGCTGCGGCCTCGTCAGCCTCGAGCTTGGCCTCTTCCTTGGCCTCGTTGGGACGCCCATCGTACTCGTTCTCGATCTCCCGCCGGAGGTCGTCGGGCATCACTTTCTTGGCGGTGATGTTGTCCCCAGTCAGCTCGGTCAGGGCCTGGGCCTGCTCCTGCCGGCGAACCTCCGGGGGCTTGTCGAGCTTCTCTCGGATGGCCTTGTCGATCATGTCCTGGGCCATGTTCAGGTTTGCGACCTCAGCCGCGCCCCGGTAAGCACTGGCCGCGGGTAGCGTGCCGAACAGGGCGCCCGCCGCGGTAGCGATGGCGTAGTCCTCCGCAGTCTGCCGCCCGGTGGCAAGATCTGCAGCGAACGTCACGGCCAGCTCCGAGGCCGTGGACTCCGCGATGGCTGAGGCAACAGCACTGCGGGTCTTACCGGCGGCCATATAGGCTCCAGAGCCGATCCGGGCAGCACGGAACATGCCTGCTGTCGCGACGGATACGGCCATACCCAAGGGGTCGGCCAAGGAGGCCAAGGTGCCCGCCGCGAACGTCTGCCAGCCGCCAGCGTCCTGGTAGTGCTTGTTGTTCTCCCTGCGCCTGTTCTGCGCCCCTATGATACGCAAGACAGCCGCAGGGCTGTTGGCGTCCTCGTCAAGCTCCTCGATCTCCTCCAGAGTGCGGTCCTTGATGGTGTCATTACGAACCAGCATCCAATCCCAACCATCGGGACGCTGCTCTTGGTCACGCAAGGCCACGTCGAGAACCTGCCATCCGAGCATGGTGTCCGGATCACCAAGGGCAACTCGGACAGTATCCATGAACTGGATACCCTCTCGGCGTGTTTCGTCTGCAAGGCGGGCCTCCTGGGCAGCCGCAATGTTCTCCGGCTGTGTCGCAGTAGGCGCTACGATATTGGCCGGCAGAGCCGCGCGCGGGGCGACAGCGGGAGCAGGCGCCGCAGAAGCAATGATCGAGGCGTCTGTCGGCAACCCGTCGATCACCCGCGTGAGCTTCTCAACGTAGTCTTTGTCCGTGGCATACCCGCCTGCCTTCAGGGCCTCGGCAAACTCCCTGGAAGTCTTTGCCGTAAGGGCACGAGGGTAGCGACGCTCCAGTAGCCCGAGCACCTCCCGTGTGCCGTCCTCGCGGGACGCGAACACACGGTAGGCATCATTGTATTTCTCCACGCGGTCAAAGGCACGAAAACCTTTGCCGCTGGGGTCCTTGATGTTGAACAGGTTGTGGCTGTCTTCGCCATTGGGGCCCTTGATGGTCTTGGCTCCGCCAGCGGTCTCAAGCTGGGCAAGGCCAGCCAGGAATCGTTCAATGCTCATGGTTCTCCTGAGAGCCCTGTGGGCCGTCTAGGTTACTGTGAAAGCCCCGTGTCGAACTCTGGGCTAACGGTGTTGCCCACACCAGCGCGCGGGATGCGGGCCAGTGCCTGTGAGGTTATGTGCCGCTGGAGATCCTGCTTCCGGATAACTACCCGAATGATGTCCCCATCCTTTCCTACGGCAGTGGTGAAGAACACCAAGTCCTGGGCAGGGTCGTCATCAGACCCGCCGGGTAGGCGCATGATCACATCAGCCTCGTTGATCTTGGCGCCTTTGCCGAGCTTCTCCTGGATGACTGCCTCGAAAGCAGGGGCAATGGCAGCCCCTCTATACCCCGCGCCAGAAAAGAACTCCCACGGTTCCTTGGAGGAACCGCTCTTGTCGAGGTAGAAGTGCGGGCCAATGGACTTCGCGGTGGACTGTACCCGTGCCCAAGCGTTCGCAACGGCAGAGCTGTCGTCCATCCCAACAGGGGAGCGATCTACCTCCATGCCCACAAGACTGCCCAGAAGTTTCTTGGACTGGTCCGTAGCAAGATTCGGCCCGAAGAACTTGTCCGCCCAGTCATCGACAGTTTTGGCGATGGCCTTCTTGACCTTATCAGGGCGCGCCTTGGTAGCAGCGGCACGGATGGGCTCCGCAAGAATCCTGGACCGTGCTTCGGCAAAGGCAAGCTGGGGTGTGGTAGCTGGGTTGCCCCGGGAGTCTCGTTGATTGATGAGACCTTCGTACTCCTCGATCACCCGCATGGTGAATGGGGACCAGTAGCCAGAGGACTTGGCACGCTCAAGGCCCAGTTGCTGGACAATACGGAGTTGCGCGTCGAACTCTGAGGACCATTGCGTAGCCTGCTCCAGGGCAGCCGCACGTTGTTCCATTGCTGGAATCTTGTGCGGGCCTGCGTTAAGGATGAACTGCGCGGTCGCCTTAGGGTCCGGGTAGACCTGACCGAACTTGGTGTCCGCTGCGATGTTCAGTTCCCTGTTGGTATGCACGCCCAGGTCCTTTGCCCGTGCAGCCCCACCCGGAATATCGAACACCGCCATAGCTCGGTTATCTTGTACCGCCTCAGGTGCAGTCCCACGGACCTTTGCACCGAGCCCCTTGCGGATGGCCGCCGCGGTTGCCTTAGCCTCGGCAGCAGTTTGGGCGTGCTGCTGTCCCCACATACGCATGAGATCGTTCTGGGTAATCAGGTCCGCAGGGATACCCGTGCGGATGCGCAACTCGTCGTTGATCTTCCGAGCTTCGCCAAGGAGTTCCTCTACGCTACCGAACCGCTTGCTGCTCATGCCGTACACACTTTCCCACAGGTCGGGATGGTCCCCAATGGACTTGCCGATCTCTTGGCTGGCGCGGGTGCGCACCATCTGCTCCAGGCGGTCCTGTACAGCAGTGGGGATACTCTGCCACAGTTCTGGCGTTTCCTTGAATACGCTGATTGTGGCGAACCTGCCGGCCGCCACCTGGGCCTCAAGGTGCCGCGCAAGTTGGGCATCCCGCACCTCAGGGTTCTCCCCTGGGGCTATCGGAGCGATGTCGCTTAGGAGCTTGGACACGTAGGCTCGCCGGTCTTCGACGCTCCATGTGGAGCCCGCGTTCTTGGCTGCCGTCTCGAATGCCGTGACGTGTGCGCCGATGGCATTATCCCGTGCAACAAGCGCCTTCTTCTGTGACCAGGACTTATGGGCCTTGGCCTGTTCCTTCATCAGAAGGGGTAGGCTACCCATAACCTGGGACTTCCAGACAGTATCCCGATCCGCGTCCCCAGTCTCCAGAGAAGACAAACGCTTCTGCAGAACCTGGACGTACTCGTCGGGCGGAATCTCGGAGTCCTGCTCCATAGTGTCCCGCAGGGCCAGCTCTGCGCGGGCAGCGTCAGCTTTGCCCTCGTAGGCCCGCGCCCCGAGCACCTCGTCGGTGTCACCGAAGGCCCTGGCCCAGGCGGGGCGCTGCTCGTCGATGTCCGCGGCAGCCTCCCCTTGGGCCACCCTGCTGGCGCCACGCAGGAACCGGGCCTCACGCTCCCGCTGGATGGCAGGCGCAAGCGTCCGCTGGCTGAACCGCGCCAAGCTGTCTAGCGTACTGTTCGCCGCGCTAGGGTTGGTGGGGGAGAAGTTGGTGTTGATCCCGGTGTTCACTCCACCCTGGACCCCGCCACGGATGCTGACGGTATCCGGGGCGCTTCCCGGGCCTACCGGCTGGCGGTCAGGCAATGCGTAAGAGTCCAAGGTGTCTCCTTATTCGTCGAGCTGCCCGCGGCGGGATACAAAGTCCCCACCGAAGACAGGAGTGTCTGTTGCGCTCTGCGTGGGCCTCTTGCTGAAGAACCCTGCGCCCCAGTTAACCAGGGGCCTGAGGAGGTCCTTGTCCAGGGCAGTAGTCAGCAACTGGGACATCACGCCCGGGCTGTAGGGGTCATTGCCAGCTGGGCTCGAAGTCATGTCCAGGTTGGTGTTGATGATGCTGGTATCCTGCCCAGCGATCATGGACTCCTGCATGTCCCCGATGGCGTCCGCGTCCCCAACAAGGCGGAACCGGCTATCCATCATGCGCCGCTGCTCCAGCCGCTGCCCTGCCAGGGCCTGGGTCGCCAGGGCGACGTCTAGGAAGCCCCCAGAGGCGCCGGAGAAGGCGGAAGCGGCATGGGTAGCTCCTGCCTCCTCAGAGGCCCGTAGGCGGGCTTCTAGGCCCCCTGCTGAGGATGCCTGCTGCTCCCGGATGCTGGCGCCTTGCGCCCGCGCGATGGCGGCCTCCCGGCCGCGGACAAAGCGTGCGTTGTTGATGCTCTGCAGGGCACGGCTCAGGCTGGCGACCGAGGCCGCCCGCTGGTTGGCCGCACCGCGAACAACCTCCCGGGAACTCGCGAGGGCATCCGCAACCTTGCGGTTGGACTTCCGGATGCTGCGCTCAGTGTCACTCTTAATTAGGGCGCCGCCAAGCTCGAACATAGCGCCGATGGTGTCCATGGGTACAGAACTGTTCATGGATTCTCCTACACCCTGCGGGTGACGTTGAAGTACCGGCTCTCGTACTCCAGGCGGACGACTGTGAGCGGGGCCCAGAGGTATGACCCAAAGGTGGCGGCATAGTCGTCACGTGGGGCCATCACTGGGAGGGAGAAAGACGCGGTGTCGAACGGGAACAGGACGGTTACGTCCTCGATACTGGGATCTTGGGTGGCTTCCTCTTGCAGTACCCCGGACTCTACGTGCCCCTGTTCAGGTGGAAGTGCCCCGAGTTCCCACAGGGGGTTACTCGGGGGCGGCAGTACAGTCGAGGTGGACGGTAGAGTGGGCCACCCCGGTATGGATGCCATACGGGGTCTCCTTAGTAGTTGGGTAGGGCTGCGGTGGGTGGGACGAAGGACGAGGTATGGAGGGCTTTCTTGGTGATGCGAAGGTCATCAAGGCGGCCTGACCAGAAGTTGGCGCCACCTCCCCATCTAGCGCCAATGCTTAGGGAGGTACTGTTTAAGTTATAACTTCCCACCGGAAACACGAGGGGGAGAGGACTCAGAGGCCCCTCGTCGCCCTCGTCGGCGAATAGCTCAACGCCGTTAGCAAACACCCAGACCAGATTAATGTCGTAAGTAAAGAGCCCTTTGGGTGTAGTTGTGTTTGCAGGGTAGAACTTCTTAACAAACTCTACGTGCACCCACTGATCTCTTGGAAAGGTAGTTCTAGGGTTAGTGTTCAGGGCAAGCTGAATCGAAAGTACATTTTCAGTCGTTAACACAAAAGTTAGCTTGTTGTCACTTCTCACGTACAAGCCGAATCCTGACGATGTGTTGCTAGTCCGCGTGTCAACGATAATACGTGACCCAGTTGCCGCACTATTCAGGAACACCCATGCCTGAACCGTGAAGTCCCCAGCCGCGAAGTTCCCAATGTCAGTAACCTGGAGAAAGTCATTAGACCCGCCGAACAACCCGCAACCCGCCCCAAACTTCGGGTCTGTGCCACTTATCTGCGCATCCCCGGACACAACGATGGTCCTCGGTGAGCTGCTGCGATCAACAAAGCCCGGCCCCTCAAAGTCCAAGGCAAGTACCACGTTTGCCCAGTTAGGATCCCCTGGTGGGGGCGGCGGTGGGGGCGCGCCTCGTAGGCCAGCCCCCACGGTTGACCCCTGGGCCCGCAGTTGGTATGACAACCCACCAGTGTCAACCGTGTGCACCCGCAGGGTCTGTACAGTGGTCTCCCCGCCCACTAGTGGCAGCCCGTTCCGGTCCAGCAGGAACGGCACACCCGGGATGAAGTAGGACTGGAAGCCAACCCCATACCACCCAGCATTGGGGCCCAAGCCAAGGACCCTGTTCGTCCTGCAACCGGCGTACCCAAAGGCCCGCCCCGCGGCTTGGAAGCTGTCGTCGCCAACAGGGGGCTTCACGCCAACCCCGTTTGTGACCATGCTGTCCAAGAACGGGCGCTCGTCGGGCTCAACATCCAGCGCAATGGAGTCCACGATGATGTGCCCGTTCCTACGGAACACCAACCGCAGGTACCCGTTGTAGGTGCTGAGGCCGTAGAGTACCCCGAGGGTGGGGGAGAACGTCCACTTGTGCCAGGACCGATGCGCCGTCTTCCCGTTCAGGTAGTCCTTGAACTGGTAGACGTAGACGGTGTTGTGATCCGCCGTAGTACGCACGAAGGCGAAGTTCGGGGTGTCGTGCACCACGAGCCCCACCGGGGCACCCTTGATGTAGTCGTCCAGCTCGTCGCTGACCTCCTCCACTACCGGGCTACCATCCACCTCACCCGGGCGGAAGCGGTGCAGGCTACCGGAGATACCATTCGCCTTCGTGAACAGCATGTAGTTCTCACCCATGACAGGTTGAACCGCAGACGCCGAGGGGATGGTGGACATCACGGATGCGTTCACCTGCCCAGGCACGAAGGGGCGACGGCCATTGATGCTGTACTGCTGGGCATCCCCAAACAGGATCAAGTTCAGGTCGAACTTCAGGGCCTTCCTGAGGGTATCCTCCTCACCGCCGATGATGCCGAAGTTCACAGGGTCCGCAGAGGAAACCGTGACCACGCTGGCCCTGAAGAAGTTGAGGTAGTCCCCGACGACTGAGGTGTTGACGGCGTTCTTGGCGCCGATCATCAGACGGTCTTGGAAGACCGTCAGCATGTCTACACGACCATCCCGCAGGAACTCCGGCGGCTTGTTCGTGGTGGCGTCACCCGAGCGGTTAGGCTGGTAGTCCGGGAAGCTCAGGCCCGTGAGGGCGCGGATGGCAGCGGGGCTACTGCCGATGTGGAATGTGTTTCCGATGACCGTGCCGAAGCACAACCCGCGGGTGGGTTGGAAGGTCGTGCCCGCAGCCTCCTCCCAGGAGACCTCGGTGTAGGCCCCAGTGCTGCCATCTTTCGCCACTGCCTTCATGTAGAAGGCCACAGCATCAGCGCCATCCTGGGCCCTCACCCTGACAATCTTGCCAGGGAAGTGCACGCTGGTCAGAGTCTCGACGGACTTGACAGTGTTGCCCGCGGCGGTCATCAGGCTCTGATCCCCGCCATCATCCACTTCCACGTCCTCGATAGAGGGGTCAGTGATGGCGACAGAGCTACCGACAACAGAGACCGTAGCGCCAGCAGACAGGAAGCCGCTGTTCGTAAGCTCCGCAGCCAAGCGCGCAGCCACGGACTCCGGGCTGGACAGCGCCAGGGCGTCACCCGCCCATTTCGTCGCGGCGCTGTTGTATACGTTCGTGCGGTCGTTGACTTTCTTCAGGTAGTCCGGGTCGGTCGCCAACAGGTCCGAGGTATCCAGGGCCTCAGGATAAGACGCACTCGGGGTAGTGAAGGACACCGAGAACTTGTTGTTGCCCCGGATCAGGTTGATCTGGAAGGTCCGACTGTACGCACCCCCGCGCACCCAAACAATGTGGCGCTGCTGGTTCCCCTCGACCAGGAAGTTTTCCGTGGTTGTGAAGGCAACCGGAAGAGTATTTCCGGACATCACAAGGAAGCGTCCAAGTGGCGTGATAGCCTTGACGCCACCAGCCAGCAGGAGGTCCAGGTCGGCGTCAGGAGTCTGCCTGGAAATGAGTAGCTGTGCACCCGTGGCGTCGTTCACCACAGTCAGGTCCGGCAGGACGCTGCCGGGTGGACGTGCCTTAGTTCTCATGGTGACGCTGAAGGGCGCACCGTTAACTTGGAATGAGGTAGTCTGGGTTATGGTGGCATCCTGACTGGTAGACGCATTCGGCGCGCCCGCGGATTCTACCGCGCTGAGCTGGATAGAGCCCTTCCGCCGGCTCAGGCCGCGGACGGGATCGCTCACCATGTTGACCTGTTCCGAGTGTTGCCCCAACGTGCGTGAGACATCGGGAAGCTGGCTGACACCAGCAACAACGCTGGGATACGCACCGTTGAGACGACTCATGGATCAGCTCCTGTAGCGAAGGTAAGGCCGGCTGCCGCGGACGTAGAGCAAGTTCTGGGCAAGCTCCGGCCGGTTCAGAATGTTGACGTTCGAGTTACGGATGTGCTCAGCCATCAAGGCAGTAAGCGAGTCCAGGGTATCCTGCTCCTGCTCGGTCGGCGCGTTCCCCGAGATACGCGCAGAGAATGAGCGGACGGTGCGCTCCTCGATAGCATCCTGGGCCACCGGCGGCAGCCCCACGAATGGGATCTCCACCACGAAGGTCAGGAAGATTGGGTACGTCACGGGCTCATTGTCCTGGGTATACAAGATACCAGGAGACCGCAGTGTCACAGACGGGTGATCCGGTGCAGCCCTCAGGGAGAGCATGTTCTCAGGCAGTTGATCGTCCACCCGGTAGGTAGTCGCGTTAGGGGTGACTTCTTTGGTGAACGTATTGAACCACCAGCCACGAAGCTGCGCACGACGATTCATCTTGCTCAGGTAATCAAGCGCAAGCAGCGTCACACGGTTAGGGCGAGTCAGGTTAAGCAGGGGGGCCTGTCCCATGCTCGCCAAGCAGGAGTTGACTACATCGAGTTCGGTACGCATGGGATAGGCTCCTTACGAAAAAAAGCCCTGCCCACCCAGGAGGGCAAGCAGGGCTTGGGCTGCGCCGGATTACGGCGCGTAGATCGAACCGGCGAACTCCGCACGGCGGCCCGTGGCACCATAGGCCATGTGGGCATCGACGAAGTGCAGCTTCGTCACGTTGTCGTAGAAGATCTCCGAGGTCAGCGGGATGGTCTCACCGGCGAGCAAGGCACGCGGGCTGAACACCGAGGCAACAGCCTTGGTGAAGTCCCCGTTGTAAGCGTTGCCGTTACCGGCGTTGCTCAGGGGGTGGGCCGTGACGTTCTTGCCAGCCGGGTAGTTGTTGGACCGCACCGCCGGGATGCCGTAGGCCGCCAGGACCATGCCCTTGACCTTGTTGCCCTCAGAAGTGATGTACTCACCGCTGATGAGCTGCTCGGCCTGGAGCAGGGTGTAGAACTGGGCCGGCTTGAGGGCCAGGATACAGTCGTCGCCCTGGGGGTCCACGTCCTTGTCTTCCATCCGCACCAGAAGGCGCGCGATGGCGGCATAGAGGCGCGCCGGGTCCAGAGCGTCACCAGCCGCGGCCAGGGTCTCCAGGTTGCCGCCAAAGTGGCCCGCAGGCTTGGCACCAGGGGCGCCCTGGTCGAAGGTGCTCTCCGTGCGCAGCGAGGTACGGATGGCCTGAATGAACATGGCCTCGTCCCACAGCTTGCCCAGAATCTTGCCGTGCTCCGATGCAACCTCGCGGCGCTTGTCGAAGTTCGTCTGGAAGACTTCCAGGACCGGGAAGGTTGCCCGCGCCAACACTACGGTATCGACGGTGAGCGTGTTCTTGGCGAAGTCGTTGCGGGTCGAATCGACCGTGGCACCGTTCGGCTGCAGGACCTGGATGGTCGATTCACCAACGGCGTCGTCACGAATCGTGGCGGTGCCCTTGACGGGGCGGACATTCACCCAGCCCTTGAGTGCGGACTTGCGGGCGAGGGTACCCTCGACCATGCCCGTGAACTCTTCGATGACGAGGGCGAGTTCACTGCCCGTGCTGTTCTGTTGGTTCGGTCGAGTGACCAGGAAGGTATCGTCCAACGGCATTGCGTTTCTCCTTGATGGGTTGCATAGTAGACGGCGCGAATGCCGCTACTATAGGTACCGGGTCAGCCGCGCCAGAGGCTGCGACGGGCTCGGAGTTCCTTGTACTCTGGTCGGTCGAAGGCTGCACGGTCCCCGTGCTCCCTCACCAGCTTGCCCAGCTCACGGCTGAAGTCCTGCGGGCTGAGGGCACCCCCGGTGGGGCCGCCTGCGCGAGCCGCATCCTTCTTCAGGGCCGAGCCTGCCCGAGGCGACGCGCCCGAGGCTGCCAGCTTGGCCTGCTGGATGAAGCGGGCCGCGATGCGAGCGGCTACAGGGTTGCCACCATTGAGCAGCCCACTGAGCACTTCCCTCTCGCTTTCGTCGGCATTGGTACCAACCCAGGCGCGGGCTTCGTCCCATGCGGACTCGTTCTCGAACACGGCCAGGATGGCTGTCTTGGCTGCCGTCTTGGCGGCGGCTGCCTGCTGCTCAGTGGCAGCGCGGGCATCCTTCAGCAGGGTGACGTAGGGCTCGGAACCCTCCACACCCTTCTCTGCCAGGACGGCCTCAAGGAGAGCGAAGTCCCCGGTGTCCATGGCGTGCTTCACTGCCGGGCTCGTGCGCTGAATGCCCGCAGCCTTAAGCCAACCGAAAGCTACGTCCTGTCGGGCATCACCCGTGGGCGTATCAGGTTCCGCAGCAGGCGCCGGAAGCGAGAGTTCGACCTTGGGCTCAGCCGGCGTACCCTGCTGGGTATTGACCTGCTGCTGGCCCTCTTGGTTTGCCTGCTCACCTTGCGTGTTCTCAGTCGTCATTGCGGTTGGGTTCCTTGTTGCGCTGCAGCCTCACCGGCTGCGGTTGCTGTGGCCTGTGCCACCTCTTGGGCTTGTCGCTGGCGACGGGCTTCCATCACCGCGGCTGCTTTCTTGACGTACTTCTGGGCCTTGACTCCCTCGCCGTTGCCGATGTCGGTGAAGATGGCGTCCAGTTCCAGCCACTCCAGGACCTCAGGTGGCATCGCTGCTACCTTGACGATCTTGTCCAGGAAACGCCCGAGTGCTTCCACCTCCCCGTTCCGGGAGAGTGCGTCCAGGCCAGTAACGACGGAAGGCGTAACCTCGCGCTCGTTGACTACAACCTTGACCAGCTTCAGGAGCCATAGGCCCATCGGGAACTGGAGATCCACGGCCAGTCGGCTATACGCCCCACCCAGGCCGGACTCTTGCTCGGCTGCGAGTAGCCGGATCTCCTCTGCGGTAACGCGCTCAGCGTCCCGGGTAACTGCGCTGCCAAGCAGGAAGGTACGCCCCAGACGGTTGATGTAACCGAGGGAGATCTTCTCCTGCACGCCGATGGCCGAGGCCACCTCCGCGGCAGCCTGCAGCAGGACGACATCCCCCTCTAGGCCGGGGATAGCCGCGCCGTTTACGGAGGCACTGAAGTCCTCTGGCCGGGTAGAGCCCCCGGGGTTGACCAGCCAGCGATACTCAGAAGCCAGCAGTGCGGCCTCGATCATCGCGCGGCTCAGGGTACTCAGTGCCTCCAGGTCCCCTTCGACTTCCCCAGCAAGGCCGATACCGTAGTCTGCCTCATCAGGTAGACTCCAGGACAGGATGCGATAGGGGCAGTCCTGTTCATCGTAGGTCTTGTCCATATCGAGCTGGACATCCTCAACCCACTGACTGACCGTGAACTTGTTGCCAGAGCGAACGATGTCGATGAAGAACTTTACCTTGTCTCCATCCTTACGCTGCAGGGACGAGATCGCCGGCAAGTCCCTGATGTCTTCCTCAAGCTCCTCGTACAGTACCTCTTCGCAGAGGGTAGCGCGGATGACCTTGCCAGAGATTGCGCGCTGGACAACATAGTGCTTGACTGAGATCGCACGCAAGTCCTCATCCTCTTCGTCCATCACCATCAGCACGTTACCGAGGACAATGAGGTGCTTGAGAATCTCGAACAGCTTGGGCCGCAGGGCCTTCTGGTCCATGCGCTTGACAGCGGCCATTTCACCCTCTACCAGGGCGGCGCGCAAGTCCTCCTCAGGTACGCCTGACTCTGCCGCCATCAGCAGCATTTCGGGGGTAGGGTCCAGCCGCATGAAGGGCTTGGCCGGATTGAACAGCGTCAGCATCAGTCGGGTGCTGAGGTGATTAACGCTCGTGGCGCCTAGGGATTGGAAGTCCCTGGCAGCGCCGTCACGGTCGGGGTCCGTGCCTGTCGGGGTGTACAGGTAGGGCAGTGTCAGTTGGGCCAGCCGCTCCCAGCGCCGCTCCAGGTCTGCCCTTAGACTCTTGCGGGTAGACCAAAACTCTGATGGTCGTTGCTTCACAGTGCGGAGCCTCCAGACGAGAAGAAGGATTGTCGGCGGCGCTCACGGGAAGCCCTGGTGAATGCTTCATCACGGCTCAGCGAAAGCTCGGGACCCTCCGCGGCCAGGGCCTGCTTACGGGCCTGCTTCTCGGAAGCCTGAGCCAGAGCATCCCGCTCGAATGCCAACAGGCGGGCATTGTTCGCGGCCTCGCTCTCAGCGAGCAGGGCCTGGGACTGCCGATCAGCATCTGCCGCCAGCCTGCGGGCCTCTGCGTCAGCTGCCTTACGGGCAGCCTTCTTGGCGCTTCGGCCCTGGAATGCCTGGAGTCCGAGGCTGGCAGCACCCAGGAGTAGCAGTGGGAACATTAGTCCTCCTCAGTAGCGGTTGATGGCTTTGGCCGAGTGTCGGGTATCGACCGTAATGACCTTGGTAGGTGCAGCCGGGAGTGAGGCGTACATGGCACTACCCGGAACGACTGCCAAGGGGCCGGGGCTACCGTCAGGCTGTTGCTGGCGCCACTGGAATGACATCGCGTACCCAGGAGGCGCGCTGTTGACGTATTCGAGCCAGACACTGTAGTTCACACCGGCCTGCATGTCGAGCCACCCGGTACCACGTATACCGGCAGGTGCTCCATATGCACTAATGGCAAGTTGGCCTTGGAACCACAGGTTGCTTCCATCGTCGGACTCAACCACGAGCTGCCACTTACCGGAGGTAGGTACCCGGATGAAGCCTGTCCACCGGGCAGAGAAGAACCCGCTCGAACTATCGACTGCGGGCCGAACCGCGGGATCTCCCCACTTGCCAAAGAATGCGGGGACTTCCTTGACTGCCAACACCGGCAGGCCCACACAGTCCAGGTTGTTGTAGTACCGGGCGTACAGTCCCCCAACGTCCGGAACTGCCGGAGCCCCTGGGGCGGAGTCCGCAACAACGCTGGCCCCTACCACAGCAAAGGTAGTGCATAGCGCAGTACCACTGTAGAACGAGCCGCCCTGAGACAAAGACACAAGCCTGCCTATGTTGGGGTATGCCCGCTGTAGGCTATGGAACTTGACACTGGTACTGACCAGGGAGCCAGTCCCTAACACTGCCCCAGTGGTTGCCGAGCGGTATTGCACCAGTGTAGGGGTTATGCTAGTCGTGTAATCCCCACCCTGCTGTGCGTCGATCAAAGCAATGGTCGGATCAGAGACGGTTAGGTTCACCTCAACAATAACCCTCATACCTTGGAAGTACCCAGGTGTTGTCGTATTGGCGAACGCAATACCATTCAATGTCAAGTTAACAGGCATAGATTACCCCACAGTAAAGCCCTGCCTGAGTTTCAGTAACACATATTGGATACCCAATAGGTATCCTACATGGTGCTCTGATGCAGTAGGTTGTGCTACAGGCCCTGGTAGTTGTCTCTCGAGGGCGGCATACTGGTCATGAGATAGTCTCATAACCTCTTTGATATTCGTAGGTGTACTCATTGGAGTCTCCTTAGTTATCTCTCTTAGGATATATCTAGGATATCTCCTTAGGTATATATCCCGAGATATCTACCATAGGGTATATCTCCTATGGTATATCCTATGGGCTCCCCTGGGGCTCTCCTATGGGCTCCCTGGGGGCTCCCCTGGGGCTACTATAGGGACCAGAATATATAAGTTATTCCTAGGATATCTCCTTAGCTACTATAGGGACCAGATCAAGAAAAGAAGAATTTGGATCTAAGAACTTCAGACAGGTCGAGAGTACCTTTTTCTGGTTTACCCGGCACAGTAGGCGCTTGGCGGGCTATATCTTCGATGGGGTCATTCTGTTCATACATCAATACGAACTCTTCTCGGATGATGTCGTACAGTCTCCCAGCGTTAGCCGCATGGGTTCCGTAGTCATCATGGATCATGGCGAGATCCATGATACCTTCCTTGACTGCTCTCGCTGAGACAAGGTGTAGGTGGGAAGCATCCATGCTGTGAACGAAGTTCGGGGCGAAACTCTGGGAGTGCCTACGTATGTCCGTGTCATCAGTCTCGCTTACAACCCGAATGCGGGCAGCGCCATGGAGCAGAGTCCGGATACGGTGGACCTGCATTTCAAAGTACGCCTGCGAAGCAGGGAACCCACTTGGGGTAGTCCATGCCAGGAAGGGATCAGGATTCGTCTTGGCTTGGTCGGCTAGTTGATTCCCGACTTTCTTGAGCCAGTCCATGGCCTCCCGTGCCTTTACCACCACGTCACCGATAGCGGCCCACACAGCAGTCATGACGATCTCTGCCGCCCTGGGCCACTCCTTGCGGGGGAACTCCGGGGCTGCGCCTGTGGCAAGGTAGTCGCTCACGACGTACTTGACCGCGCTACGGTAGGTGACTCCGTAGGGTGTGGTCATCACAGCCCGCTTGACCAGCCCGCGCTCGATGCCTCGCTTGATCCACAGGTCCAGTAGGTCCGTGCGTTCTGTGACAACTGACGGCAGCCGCGCTGTCGCTGCCCTGGCGACCTCCATGTAGATGTCCTGCATGGTGTCGTTGTCGGTTAGGTTGGTGGCGCGCCCACCCACCTCGTCCCGCAACATGGCCGAGAAGTTCTGCAGCCCGTTGCACGACCCGTCCATGCTGATGGGGATGCGGGAGAGGAACCCGCTAGGGTCCTGCCGCCATGCTCGGAACTCCAGCAACCACGCCAGGAACTGCAGAGGCTTGTCAGCCTGCAGCCACTCCCGGTTGCTCACCGGGTCCTCTGCCATGTTGGTGATCTGGGGCAGCCTCTCCCTGACCCACTGCTCGCGCTCCTCCAAGGTAGCCTTGTCGTAGCCCCACTTGTTGGCTCCTTGGATCAGGAACCATGAGATCGCGCTGTCTGTGTTGAGGGGCATCCCACGGGCGAACTCCAGGAGGGACTTCTGCAGGTCGCTACCTTGGGGGCTCATGCCGTAGGTCATCGGGTACAGCCGCCCGCGGGAGTCCGCGAAGTACACGAAGTACAGCTCAGGGTAGTCCTTGAACGTCACGGCCTGCCGGGTGGCTGTGTAGAATCTCCCGTACTTCCCGGTGTGTAGCTTGCGGGCCTCGTACCACTCCACCATCGCCATCTTCCAGGTCTTGAGCTGCGCCTGTTGATCGGGCGTCATGGTCCCGGGCTCCACGGAATCCATCCACGGCAGCCGCTCCGGCTTCTGGGGCGGCGTCGGAGCCGTCACCTCGCCCGCGTATAGCCCTTTGGAGGCGAGTTCTTGGACCACCTGGAGCACACCCCTATTGACGCGCCATGCGGTGCCTTGTAGGGCGTTTACGGCGCTCAGGAAAACGGGCGGGCTGTGCTTCAAAACCCAAGGCCGCGCCGTGGCACTGGTCTTGACCAGGGTGCGATGGATTCGGCGCATGTCGGGGGTGTGGAATCCGCCGCCTACCATGGCGGTCCAGGGGATGGGAACCTCGACACAAGGCCCGTAGCTTGGTAGCGTCTCAGCCATGTAGCCCCGCACCTCGTCCAGAATCCGGAGGGCCTCGTCGGTCAGGTGCACGTCCCGGTACTCCCGCTTGTGCGTGTGTGGGTCGCACATGATGGGGCCTAGGTCGATCATCCCGATCTCCACCAGGAGGTGGATCATGTAGAGGCCCACCTGATCCCTGCTACCTATGGACCACTCCCCGATCTCCATGCCAGCCTTCTGGGCTTGCATCCTGAAGACCGTGAGGCGGTGACGCTCGTCTTGACTCATGCGACGAGAGAAGTCCCGAGCAAGCGTATGGTATAGGTCAGGTAGCTCGTCCTTGATCTGGGCTAGGACAAGCTCCCGGTGGATGGTGCGCCCAATGCTGTAGCCCAACTGGCGATGATGCTGTGGGCTCGCAAGGCAGGAATTCAGAACGTGGCGCACAGTGAGGAAGGCCACGGAGTCTATCTCTAGTTCCATCAGCAGCTTGGCGTGCGCCTTGTAGGGGCCTGCTCGTTCTGCTGTCAGGTCCGCGCGGATGGCTGCGGCCAGTGGTAGGACGTACTGCCGGAAGACCCGCTGAGCATAGGGTGCCGTGGCGGCGCGGCCCTTCTCCTCTGCGGTCTGGATCATTGCCAGGATGCGGTCCCGGCCCTGCTCTCGCATCTGCTGCTCGATCTGGACCTGGGTGAGTAGCGTCATCGGTTCTTGCACCTCTTACGTTCACGCGCCGCCCGGCGCTGGGTTGACTTGTGCAGCGCAGCCTGATCGACTTCGCCTTCCCTGACAAGCATGCCCAGGAGTGCGAGTACGTCGCCGGACTCCTTGCGGAGGTCCCGGCGTGTCTTCGCTGAGCGGTGGGTACGGTGCTTGAGCGCCGCTACCACCAGCTCCCCGGCCTCCTCAGCCAGCTTGGTGAGGAGGTAGTCCATCATGCGTCAGGCTCCGTCTTGTCAAACCGCACGCCCTTGAAGCGAGGCTCCCGGAGGGCGCCCGCGTCCGTCAGGCCCATCGCCTCGATCTCTACGATCTTGCCGATGATGTCCAGATGGTCGCCAAGCAGCTCGGCTACCGGCCAGTAGGCGATGCGGTCGCCATCTGTGAAACCAGTGCCCACCCTGGTCTGCACGCCGCGGTACTCCACCGTGACCGAGCCCAGGCGCCCAGCATGCTTGCCCAGGCCCTCCTCGATCCCGACCACCCGGAGGTCCAGTGTCAGGCTGGGCTTGACCTTGACGATCTCGCCGTTCCTGGCGAGGCCCCGCTGGTAGCCGGCGTGTGGATCACGCAGGATCAGGCCGTCGTAGCCGCCGCGCTTGACGTAGGCACGGGCATCGGACATGATCGTGGCCCTGTCAGCCCTGCTCAGGACGGCACCATGAACCACCTGCACAGGCTCACGGCTGCGCCCGGCTACAACGGTGGCGTACAGGTCTGCGTATCGCGCGCTGTACTGGCACTTGGTGTCCGCCGCCATACCGTCCGCTGCCATGGGCAGAAGGTCGTTCGCCATGAAGATCAGATGGGGCGCTGGCTTGTGCCGCCGGAAGTCCCCGGAGATCGTGCGTTGTGGTAGCTCGGGGTGCCACACTTCACCAAGAACCACCGCACCGTACCAGCCCTCGCCGCGAACGTACATAAGGGCGGCCCACAGGGACTGGATGATGTGCTGGCATTGGAGAGTGTAGTCCTCACCAGTGCGGCTCAGCATGCGGCTTTGCATCAGCTCCTCACGGATGCATGCCATGCCGAAGACCCCATCGTACTTGGGCTGGACAATCCACCCTGCCTTATGCAGGGCGTCCTCGTCCTTGTACTGCTTGCGGAAGGCAGCCGAGGTCTTATCGAACTCGACCGCCTTCAGGATCAATTCACCGGCCATGCTTGAAGCTCCAGTGTGTGGCGTTCAGCTTGAGGCAGGCATCGCATACCTCGCGCATCTGGGAGTGGAGCATGTTTGGCTTCAGCTTCTCTGCCAACAGGGCGTACAGGTCTGCCTTGCGCTCGTCGTGAAAGTCCCGCTCCGTGAGGTACTTGTCGATGACCGTGTGGATGCCCTCCTCGAAGTCTCCGCCTGCGACACGTAGGCCCTCGGCATGAATGAGGAGGGAGAGGGTCAATGCCTGGGGATGTTCACCGTTTCTCATTGGCCTCCTCAATAAGGGTCAGCTCCAGGCGGGCCAGCGCGTTCCAGGCGACGTGCGCCGCGTGCTTCAGCTTGCTGTCCGGATCGTTGGCCTCACCCTCGGCCTCCTTGAGGAGGTGGCGGAACATGGCGTCCGTGTAGCGGGTCTGACCGTTGGGCACCGAGACCCACCCGTTGTCGGTGTACTTGGCGGCCCCGAAGGTGCCAACCTTGCCGACCTCCTGGAGGGCTCGAGTGAAGCCCCCTAGTACGAGGCCCAGGCGGTTCTTGCCGGCGTCCAGCTTGGCGCCGGGTGCGTGGGCATCACGGCCCGTGGGGTCCTGTTCTTGGGACATTGTTGTCTCCTGCCAGTTACATTCGATGAGGGCATCCAGGCATCCGTGATCGCTCAACGAAACACAGAGAGCATCGTCATGATATGCAACGCACCCCACACAGGCACGCTCGTCCCGCACGGCCACAAAGGTGCGCTGCGCGCCCTGGTGGGTGATGTTGATGTGCCGTGTCATCAGTTCACCAGCAGCAGCTTGCGCCGCTCCGTGCTTGTGGTAGTGAAGCGCCCACGCGACCAGCCACCACAATCATGGCACAGGAAGCGCGGGTAGGTGTTGACCTGGGTATGCCACTCCCCTTCACGGCGGATGTCATGGCTCCCGCACTTCGGGCATTGAACCACCTCGCCAGCCTCGTTGTAGACAGCGAGGTTCGGATGCCCGACGATCCACGGCCGCAGCCGGAGGTACAGCTCCTCCGTGGAAACCACGTCGGGGATGTTGTACTTCTTCATTTCTGCCCAGGCCGCCGGGTTGTCTGCAAGGCACTGTA